GGAATCATATCCTTCACATGCTCATCACAATGCGCGAATGCACTCATTCTTGGGTCTTGATCTAAAAATAATATATTCATCCTATCTTTGAACTTTCATCTATATATTTTGCCATTTGTTCACTTTTTATATAATTTCGTTCCACACCAGATGTATAATCTGTGTCGGTTATGGCTTCCGCAATTTCTTTATTTTTCTCTTTCATCTTATTACGAAACTTTTCCTCGGCCTCAATTTCATCAGGACTGCTATCACTCTCTGCCAATATTTCTTGCCACGTTTTCTTTGGTTTCGGTTTCTTTGGAGAGTTGTTACTTCCTTTATTTTCTAATATCACAATACGATTAAAATAAGTAACCTTGCAACTATCGTATCTACTCATCTCATGTCGAGCTGGGGTTGCATCCATTAAGAAACAATCATTCACTTCAAGTGGACTTTCCATGATCCCAGGTTTTGTTTTGTAGTTATAGAAGTATCCCTTGTTACCTTTCGGATCAACCACTTTAAAAATTATGTAATCATCTTTTTGAATTTTGTCTGCCAGTTTAACAAAGAGTTTTCCTCTTTTTCCCTGAGTTCCAATATAACCAAGATGGCTTAAATTTTCTTTAGGTGGAGATTTCTCTTCTTTAATAACATTGTTCACTAGAGAAGCAAGAAATCCTAACTGGTAGTTCCAGATTTTTTCCTTGAGTCTCCATCCAGCAACCGTCTTCTTAGAAGTGACATCGCGACAATTTATAAAAAACTCAGAGTCAGAATTACTTGAATTTAATTCTTTCTCAATCTTCTTCGTGACCTCATTGATGCGATCATTCCGAATCGCCCCAGGCGCTTCACATTCTCTCAACTCTTGTTCAACTACAAGAGAAGTGCACTCGTCACCGAATTTCGACTTGGGTTTGTAACCGCCGGATTTAATCGACTCATCAAGTTTGTGTACCGCAGTAGACAAATAAAATTCTTTCTTCATATTATTCACTCAGTGATTCGGAAGCTCTTCGTACTAACTCATCTTCATTCTTGGCAAATGAATATCCTGCCGAAAACGATTCTGTCATCATCTCTTCAATCCTATCTATTAGTGAAGATGATCTTACAAAATGTTCTAGTAATACACTTCGAATCTCATCTCTATCAAACTTTCCTTCTCTCATAAAATTCTCCTATTAGGGGGTTTTCTCAATTACACTTATAGTATACCACAACGGCCCCCTAATGTCAAGAGTTTATAGTCTAAAAATTAAACCCTCTCGTTCTATAAAAAATATGTTCATCTATTTTCGCAGTTACTTTCTTTTGTCTTGCCCATCGCGGTGTATCAATATATCTTGCATGATAATGAGTAGCACCATCTGTTATGTCTGGTAAATCGTCTTGTCTCAGAATTACATATTTGGCCAAGTCCTGTGCATCAGTCCATAACCTGCCTTCCCTGGGGTCATCTCCTTTGCCGTCACAATACCAACTAAATTGGCACTGATCCCTTTTGGGAAATCCACTTGCATGATGTTTCCCCTCATAAACTACATCACAAATTGTATTGGGATATTTGTTTGACTTAACACGATTCAATGTTACTTGTGCTACAGCTAATCTTCCAGCAGTGCTTTCCACTGCGGCTTCAAAGAATATATTTTTGGCCATGCACATAACATCATCTACGTTTAAAAAAATATTTCCTACTGCTAATTTCTCTGCTATTTGATACAATCCATTATAACTTGTGTTTGATGGATGAATATAAAAATGATCAATACCTGGTTCTGATGAACCACCTGTGAAGGTGCCACCAATAGATACTGAAGCAAGAAATAGAGCAAGAAATAAAATAAATTTCCTCATGTTCCTCTTCTATTTTGGGTTTACCGTTCCTTAGATTTTAGCCCGAGTTCTTTTTGGACTTTTCATGTATCTATCGGCTGAACCCATACTCGAACTTTGGATATATTCTCCAATATTAAAATCCGATTCCCAAATATCAGTTCCAAGAGGTCCACGAAATTTCTTCATGTCCTTATCATATCCCAAAGTTATTACAAAATTTAATGGGTCGGTAAGTCTAGCCGTAACAGAACGGGGTATATCTTCGTTTTGGTCATAATCTATTTGCCTGATTTCAGCATGTTTTGCTGTTTCATTTCCATCAGAATCTATACGTTTAAATTTAACTATTCTATTTTCAAACTTATCTACATTTATCATTTATGGTAATATTTCCGGAAAAGTTGTTTTTACTAATTTATATGTTAAACCTCTATAGTTCAACTTTTTATCTTTAATTTGTATTACTAAATCTGCCTCTTTAGGATGTAAACTTTCTAACATCTGAATAAACAATTGCTCTCTTCGTAATTGAGTAAGTCCGTCATGACCCCCTTCAATGTATAAGTAAAATTTTCTAATATTGGGATATAGATATGTGGGATTGTACTCGTCCGGTGAACCTATCGTTTTATACGGCGGTTTACCCGGGGGAAGAGCAAATTTAATATCTGGATGAAAGGCATATTTTAATATTTCCTTTAGTGGATTTGATTCGTTTTCTAGCAGAACCTTCTTACGGGCTTCGATAGAATTTGATGCGGCTACTTCTTCAAATATGAGTGGTATACTCCGTGCCATAAACTAAAACTCCGATAAATTCTCAGTTAAATTTTTTAATCTATGATTTACAAAGTATGTGAGTAAGCGCTTCCGATTACCAACTTTAGCGTTTTCAAATTGATTAATTATATTTATGCGGATTGACTCGGGCACTTCGCCTAAATCAATTAACTGTTTGTTTCTATTATAGTTTCTTAACATTTCTTCTGTGCAATATGTCTCTGGGTCTAGTTCATACCAAGCATCAACCTTCTTCTGAGTAATTGGTTTTTGGCGTCTACCTTCATCAATAAACACATTATCATCTGACATAATATTAGGAATCCCATCTCCCGCATCACCCTTTATGATCTTCTCATGGAGTGAATGTTCGGCCGATTGAGAGTCCACATATTTCTTCTGTATCGGTGAATATTGTCTAACATTAAATCCTTGAAGTTGTACAAAATCTTTATCACTCGACAATATCAATGTCCTCTCATTTGTTAGACCCACTAAAGTAGCTATAATATCATCAGCTTCCGCTCCCTCTACTTGTATTACTTTGTAGGGGAACCAATTACGTAATTCTTCTTTCAATTGATTTAAACAAGTATATAGGTCTTGCCAATTAATACCGGATGACTTTTTAACTTTCTTTCTGGAAGCTTTGTAATTAGGAAAAACTTCTTTTCTCCAAGTATGTCGGTCATCACAACATAACACCAATTCACCATATTCGTTTACAAATTTAATTCGATATATTCGTAATGTATTTAATACCGCAGACCTAATAACGTCCATATCAGTAGATGCGTGTTTCGCAGCTGTCATATAAGAACCAATAACAATCTGCGAAAAATCAACTAGTTGTGCCATCTTCTGTTTCTTTTTCTTCTTCTTCTTCGACTGGAATTTCCTCGACTGGAATTTCTTGTTCTATAGCATGGAGAAATTGTTGCCATTGGCCACTACGTAAACTCCAATTATAAAACATATCAAAATAATTTTGTTGTATCTTCAATAAATTTTGCACATCTTCGTCCCAGAAATGCTCGATCGCCCGCGAGAGGATGTGTCCGTGTACTTGTGCGTGTCTTGTAGGATCTGGTTCCCAACCGTACATCCAGGGGAAATTAGCACCTGTTTCTGGTAAAGCTCCAAGATTAGGTACAACACATAAACAACCCGCACTACATGCTTCAATCATAGTGAGACAACTGGTTTCTTCATAGATACTAGGATACGCCATGATATGTTGAGTTTTCAACATTTCACGTACTTCATCATTAGTAATAGTGCCATAATAATTAACACCATCCATCTCTCTCGCACGTTTATAAATGTGACGAAATTGTTCATCCATATGCTTGCGATCATATATTTCAAAACTAGAATAGATGTTCAGTTCTGCATTCTTTCCAGTTCCAAGAGTATTCCTCATAAAATCCCAAGAATTCAAAAGAATCTCTAGTCCCCGGTGAGGGGTAGAGAAATAACAAACATTTATTTTATCATCTTCTTTCGGTTTTTCGTGAATAGGAATAGGATGGATAGCATTTTGAATTACGATGCCCTGGTCATAAGGAAGTCCTAGATATACTGAAAATTGATATTGTTGCCAATGACTAACAAAAACAATTCGTTCATATTTGCTCCAATT